TACTTCATCAAATAAGAGCCGTGTGCCACTAAATAAAATAGGTGTGAGAAATAAACCTATTGCTATTATCCAAAGGGTTGAATTTGCAATCATAATGTCATAAAGATAACACACCAATCCATATTTCCAAATTTATTTTGAAATATTTTAGAAAATAAAAAAGCCTCACCGAAAGATGAGGCTTTTTAAGATAGTTATTGAGCTTATGCTGCGGTAAAACCTGCTGAGATAGCACCCGTTTTAAGGATAGTGATTCTATTTACTACAACCATCATACCTTTTATTGGTTCTACATACGTATCAAGAACACCAATTTGGTTATCTATAACCTCAGATGTGTTGTTCTCATCATCAGATTTGTTGAAGAAGTTATAAAGACCCTCTTTTGCAACAAACTCACGACAGATTTGGTTAGCACGATAAACAATCTCTGCTCTACGGTCAGATGTGTTAAACTTGCCTTGGAAATCAAGTAGCATAGCAGCTAAGCGTCTTTCTAGCTCTATTAGAACTTCTCTTACGTGAATATAAGATAGGGCAGATTTATATAGTGTCTGTGCAGTATTCTCAGTTTGTACACAATAACCACGATTCTTTTTGTATACAATCATGTTCATTTGTGCTAAGTTTAGATTCTCAATATCTTCGTTATTGAAATCCACTTCAAGAGAACCAATACCTGTAACTCTACCTTGTGAGATACCAGCAGCAATAGTCCAAGGTGTGATGTTGGTAGAATTGCTGTTTTGTTTTCTCATATAGGTTGTAGCAATATATGCAGCAGGCGGCACAGAAGCAGGACGACCATTATCATTTACATTGACATAAGGCATGAAGTAACCAACACATGTAGAACCAGCACCTTCACCAAATGAGTATAGGAATGCTGGGTTGCTTTCAGGGTTACCGCCTGTTGCGATATAACTTGTAGATAGAACACCATCAGCATCCACAAAAGATGGAGAGGATGATTCTCTCATTTGTTTCATTGATGGCATATTTAGAACACCGAAGCAATCTAAACGAGTACCACAAATATCAACAAGTTGTTGTTTAGAGTTTTCAGTTAAACCTAAACCGAAGCTATCAATTAAGTATCTGAAATCAAAAGCATCTTTATTTGTTATAGCTTTGAATAAAGGAGTTCCTTTTGCTACAAGGTTAAGAACTGCTTTTTGTCTAGCTTCTGTGCCATCAGGCAAAGAGTCCTTACGTAATTTGAAGCCTGTCAAAGCAACACCTTTGTAAGTATTAACATAATTTTCAATGCTAATAAATCTCATAGTTTGTTGCTCACCACTAACAGTTATTTTGGAGATAGCAGCATCACAAGTAATCTCAGCATAAGTTGCATCAGCAGCATAGGCTCTTTTGCTCAATATGCGAGTGTATTTGCGAGGAACCTCACCAATTTCTAGTGCAGTTAAATCTACATCAGCTTCCAAGAAATCTCCAATTTTGACCTCAGTGTATCTAGAACCTTTAACTAAAATCTTATTTGGTACTGGTGTATATCCAGCAACAGTTTCAATTTCGATTGTTTGTTTAAAGTTTGACTTCTCAGAGTAAATAGATATTATGGGATTTTGGGTTGAATCTACTGACACTGGTGAACTTAAAGTAGAGTCTGTGAAATATCCGCCCAAAGTGTCGTCAGAATTTAATATAGCCTTCAAATATATTTTATTTGAAGCATCCCAAATTTTAGTTACATTTACAACAACTTCATCAACAACAGCTTCAGCTACTTTATATACAAACTCATAACCAGGAAAATCACCAGAAAAGTTTGCGGAGTCTATGATAGTTATTGTTCCTCTGTTTAGAGTTGAGCCAGAAACAATGAAAGTCTCATCACCATTAATAGTATTTGGGAACCCAGTGACAGAACCTGTTGTATCAAATTTAACATAGCTATTACCTAGATAGGTATCAAATGTGACGCTAACATTGGTGTTAGGTGCTAGCAAATTAGTGTAGAAGAAATCACCAGTGTTTATATTGCCATCAACATAGTCTGAGTAGAATTTAGAATACTTAGCAACTACGCCTAGATTAACAGCATCGACAATGGATGTATCTGTGCTTGATGCTTTTGTGTTTCTAGTAACAACACCATGCGTTCCTTTCACAAATTCATCATCTACTACATAGAGAAGTAGGCAACCTAATAGGACATTTGTTAATTTCTCTGGAGCTAAACCAGTATTTAGAACAAATGATTTGTTAGCAGTTGTAGAAGTAACAATATTTGTTATTGTTGCATTTGCTAAAGAAGCTTTTTCCATAGTTACAGCATCAACTAATAAGCTCATCTTATAAAGGTTAGCTGATGATAAAGCAGCAACTATTTTATTAAATGCTCTTATTACTCTATATTGGTAATAGTTTGCTGTGGATGGTGACGCTGCTGTGCCTAAGAACTCAACTTTTATGCTACCAGACCCCAAGTCAGTTATATTATAATCATCACCATAAACCAAATCAAAAAATCCATTAACATCAACAGTTATTGGTACAATAGTTGGTGGTGCAGTATATTCACCTCCATGTACAGTTGATGTCACAAAACCCAAAACTGTATCTGTTGTAGACACTGCTGGAGCTAGTGGTGTGCCTGTTGAAGAGCCAACTAAGTTATCTATTTTTTTGATTACACCAGTTGTGTCGGCAACAATTGCTGAGATGTAGCTCATCGTTATACCAGATGATGGATATTGAGATACAGGTATGGATATAGTGGTAGTTGATAGAGATGTTGAAACCCCAGACATAACCAAATATGAATCTGTGGCTGCAGTATATGATATCGTTATGCTTGATGTGTTATTTGTTGGAGCATTTTGGCTTAACCCACTAACATAACCGTCAGTGTAGTAACCAGTTCTATTTACTCCACCATGTAGGCTAGCTCTAAAGTTCAACCCAGATGCTCCGCTACACATACCAAGAGCATTGCCAGCACGGTCAAGAACAACATTACCATAAGATAGTTGCTCCAAAATAGTTTCTTTATAAGATAGGAACTCAATATCATTAACACCCAAATCAACCAATGAGTCAGGCGAAGATAAGCTAGAGCCAAGTAAATCAACTAAACCGTTTGGTTTATCTGTTTCAAATAGGTCTGTGTTGAATGCGCAGAAAAGACCAACTTTATCGGTGTCGTTATTTACAACAGATTGAACAAATATATCTTTACCTGTTCTATCATTGAAGTAAGGGATTAAAGATAATCCTTCATAGTATTTCAAAACCTGAACTTGAGAGTCAGATGTGAAGCTAGAAAGCATCGTTTTTCTTAAACCTTCTGTTGAGAAGTATTTAGCCCATGTTGGATTAACTGATAAATCAGCATAGTTTGTCCAGTCGCCCGAAACAACAACCACATCAATCATATAATCAGATGCATAATCACGACCATCTACATAAGGAGGCAATTGATTAGCAGGATACCATTGACCTAGTGGAACATCAAATCCAGTTAGAGCACTTTTAAATACAAAAACAGTTATAGCTTTCTCAGAGAAATTGGTGAAGTGTAGGACACGGTTAGAAGCACCAGGATTGTCTTTAACTTGATTTAGGAATGAAAGAGTATCTCTCTCCCAGAATCCAGTAGTATCGAAGAATTTTCTATACGGAGCAGTTCTTTCTGCGTCATTCTTAACAACAGCAGATGTTGAGATAGATTTGTATTCAAGTCTATCCAAAGTATCGTTTGTTGCAAGAAGATTTATACCCCAAATTGGGCTAGACTCCAACATTTTAGTTAGAGTGCGGTGAAAGAAAGAACCTTTTCTTTCTAGGTCTCTATCAAGAGAGCCATATACCGCATCAACATCATTAGGGTTAGTCAATAAAACAGGTTTATTAACTGGTCCTTTTTTTGATGAACCAATAACTAAATTGGTTATTCCCGTAACAGTTTGTGTAGGGATAGTTGAGTTATCAATTTCTTCTGTGTAAACACCAGGACGCTTATATTTGCCAATTTGGATTGCCATAGGTTAATAGTTTTTTGTACTCTATATATTATTTTTTTGAAAAGCATTTTTATCAATTTTTAGAATTGGTATCCACCTCCATTATTTGTGTAGTAATTGGGTCTTCTGATTAAATCAGTTAGATTATCATATGGCGATACAACAGCAGCAGCAGCCTTTCTCTCCTTTTCGCTAATTATATATCTTAGCTCCTCTGGTAGCTGTGGTAGGATTTCTTCACAAATAGAGTTAAAGAAGTGTTCTTTGAATACCGAGGCTGCGTGGATACAAGTCATAACAATGTCGTCATGCGTACCATCCCCTTTATAAACAACAGTTCCTTTGTTTGTGGTGGTTTTTATGAACGTCCCTAGCTCGTGAACAGTCTCAAAGTTATTTATACTAAATCTCTCTTCTAGAAAATAGTCTTGGAATGTTTTTATTAGTAGATTTTTATTGCCAGATACTTTAATACCAATTTTTTTCTCTTCTGAATCTATTCTGTGTTTGTATTTTAAGAATACATGTGAGCCATAATTATTATCCTCATCAAAAACTCTCGGCATATGTGCCACTAACTCAGAGCCATAGGTATTTATTTCTAAGGCTATTTTAACCTTATCCTCATCAAATATCTCAAAGGCTATTATATACAATATCTCAGCCAACATCTGGACAGAGACTAAATTAGAGCGGAATATCCCTATCTGTGTTAAACTAAAAGCATCCCCAACTAAATTTATTGGGTTGTTTTTAATATAATCTATTGATTTTTGAGCTATCTTGAAAATATTTATAACAGAATAATCTTGACCTAAACCCTCCGATACGTCTACAGTTAAGATAATGTGGTATTTCTTCGTATCTCTTGGGTCAAATACAGATAAATCGGGGTGAAATGTTAAATTTTTAGCAGACCATCTTAATTTGCTCAATTCGGGAAACACAATATGCTGATATTGCACCTTATCCCTATTCAATAGGGACATTGATTGCTCAGTTAATAATGAGCGAGATGAGTCGGTAAACTTCAAATCATACTCTTGGTTGAATAAATCTTCATTACCAAGTATTTTAATTTGTTGCTTCTTCCAAGTTGTTATATCACATAGATTCTTTAAGGGTATTCCTAAAACAACCTCATTATAAACCATTTCTTCAGTACATGTTTCTGTATTAAATACATCAACACTATGCTTTCTAGTTGTTTTGTCATACTTAGTTATGATTTTAACACCTGGGTATTTATGTTGCAACTCTTCTTGTATCTGCTCCTTTGTGATATTATACTGCGTTAGTAAAGAAGGATTTAGTGTACAATAAGTAACAAATCTTTCAGGAACTTGAT